TTCCATCTATGGTGACAATTACCACCGCCTTTATACAGCCAAATATCGTATGTATCTGCGCCTCTTGGTCCCCACCCTTCATTAACTACTCTGCTATTCATTTGAATAATATCTTCCTTTCGGTAAATTTTTTCAGCCTGAATCATTTTTCTACAAAACGGTCTTGTTTTTTCCGTTACCTCCCCAGCATAAACATAACGAGTAATAAACTTAACTCCGTCTATTGTTTCGTCTTGTTCTGATTTTGAATTACCACGTGCCGTTCCTGTGCTTACTAAATTTACTATACGGCTTAATAAAGACTGTTTAGGCGCATTAGAAAGCATTTCGTTCTCTATATCGTCTAAATCATAGTCAACTTCTTTTTCGTCTATTAGAAGCCAATTTTCATTTGGTGTTTCTCCTAAGTCTATTAAAGCATTTGAAATTAAATCGTCATGCGAACTTAGTTCAACGCCTGTTTCCTCTACTACTTGTTCTTGGGTAATTGCGTTTTCAAGATCGGTAAATTCAAGTGGTTTAAGGGTACGGAAATAAAGATTAAGACTAACTCCGTTAAAACTTAAAACTTTCTCAACAGCGTTTATTATTACTTCCTGTTTTGGTCTAATTACCAAGTTGTCAAATAACACAAAACTATTCTGTAACTCGTCTGCATTTGAACTAAACCCATTTGAAGAAGCAATACCGAAAAGAAGCGGAGAAGTAACGTTATGCGATAGCATAATCTTACGCATACACTCGTCACTTAATGTTTGGTAAAGTTCCGGTGCGTCGTTTACAGGCATAGCGTCCACCGTAGTTTTGCTTTCTGCATTGTTGTTAAACGCAACAATTACCTTTTGTCCGTTTGTTCCTGTAAGTTGGCTTAATACCTTGTTCTTTATAATGTCTTGCTGTTCCTCAGTAGGCACTCCGTTATTAAAGTTGACTACTATACGCCCTGAGAATCCTCTTTGCGTTTCGTTAATTAGGTAATTAGAAATTTCTTCTTCTAAAACTGCGTAAGGTATACCCCCTTGATAGTCTACATAAGAAAAATACTTCATTCCTACCGAATAAGGCTGAACGAAAAGTATTTCTATCTGTTCGTTTCCAAAGCCGAACGCTGGTATTCTCTCAGGTGCGTAATTACGTGTATCTTCCCAGTTGTTAGAATAGTAATAAGCTTCTATCTGTCCGTCTTTATTACACTTTTCAGGCGCTAACAAATGTACAGGTATATGATAAAGCTTCTGTACTTTGCTTCTGTCTTTAGAATAGTGAACTTGAAACGCTGCTTGTCCTAACATCTCAAAGTCTAAAACTACCTTTCTTAAATCCTCAGCCGAAAGCATAGCCATCATCTGAGCATATTCGTTAGGCTTCTTGTTTGCATCCGTAGCACATAAGCCTTTTCCGTAAACCAAACGTGAGATGTTGTTTATGATCGCATTATTTGTAGTCGAATTCTTATAACGATCCATAAGGAACGAATAATAAGAATTATTCTCCCCATAAGTTACCCATTCGTTCTTTTTGCTTTCTTCAATTACTGGTGCTTCGTATTGCGCCAATTTCAAAACGTGTATATTACTCATATAAGATGAAATCGTTATTTGAACTATTCGTAGTGTATTGCCCTGTATTTACGCTAAAGGTAGGTATAGATTGATTAGTACAGAATACTTTATCCATAAAAACTATATCCGTGTTTTGCTTTATCGTCAGCATATAAAAATGATTCTGCTTTAATGACCATACAGCCGTTAAAGTATGAAAGTACTCCCCTATCGTGTTTGCCGTAGCCGTAACCGTTGCTGTCGTTCCCTTTTGCTCGTCAGTAATAGTAATTGTATTCCATGCGTCCTGTCTTGGAATAAAACTTATTGTCTGAGGGTTTGCCGTTTCTTGCAATATAATCATACTATATTAACTATAAGAATGTATTTCTGTATTATAATTGATTTTGGTATTTTTGTTTTAAAATATAAAATATGAAAACAAAATCTTGTGCAAACTGTAAAGAATTAAAACCTATTGAAGAATATCACATTAATAAAAACCATAAAACTGGATATCAACCTTCTTGTAAAAAGTGTCTTTCTGAAAGAAATAAATCTGAAAAATATGAATTAAAACGCCTAATAAGATATAAAAAATATGAATCGTTAGGAATTAGAGAACAATGGAATAATGATCATATTGAAAAATATAAATCAAATTATTCAATTGAATTTAATAATAATAGAAAAAAATTATTAGATTCTGGTTTTATTGAAATATCATTTAATAATCAATATTACATAAATTCAAATGGTGACATATATAAACTATGTTCTTTTGCTAATTACAAGAAGAATAAAAGTTTTTCTGTAATTGAAGTAAATCAAAGAATAAATTTTTATGGTTATAAAATAGTTTCTATTGGAAAAGAATATAGAATCCATCAATTAGTAGCAATGCATTTTTTAAATCATATTCCTAATAACCATAGGTTAGTTATAGATCATATTGATGAAAATAAACTAAATAACAATGTAAATAATTTACAAATTGTTACTAATCATCAGAATTTAACTAAAGCAAGATATTTAAAAAATAAAAATGATAAATTATTTAAATATTTAGAAAACATATCTATATAGTTTTGTTTCTAAATAAAAAAAGGGATGTCATAAACACCCCTTCTTTATCCACTTTAAACACTACTAAGAAGTAACGATAGTCGCTGAAGACATAACAGTTACTAAACCAGTCTCAGTTGAGCAATTAAGGAAGTTAGCCGGGATATTCTCTTGACCTACAAAAGTCAAAGTGTACCCGTTCATGTCTCCCATTGCTGTACCGTTAGAAATAACGCCAGTAGTCAAATCCAATCCACGCTCTAAACCAGCAAGGAAGTATTGATTAGCACGAGTTCTAACGATAATATGTGGTCTACCAAACGAAAGCAATTTAACCAATTTAGTTTTGGCTGCGCTTTGTTGTTTAAGGTTAACCGTCAAAGTTTGTTCTACAAATGTAGTTCCGTTGTCACGGCTTGAAGTAATTGTTTGCTCAAAAGAGTTAGCACCTTTCAACTCAAACTTGTAGATGTTAGCGACTCCGTTAATATCGTCAATTTGATCCGTGTTTGCTCCGTTGTAGGTAATATCCGCAGCTACATAATCACCGTAGTTGATAATATAGATTGCATCCAATCCACCAACCGCACTTTTACATGGTTCTGCTACACCATTTGCTATATCACAAGACATTTTTTTACGTTTTAAAAGTTATTAAAAAAAGGGTGGCAGATATTCCACCACCCTCGTCTATTTATCAGTTAAGATTAGTTAGCTGAGTTAGTGATTCCGTAAGTAACGATATCTGAAGCAAAGCCATATTTCGCATCTGCTGTGAAACGCATTACTACACGCACATTCTCTGAACCGTCAAGGTCAGCCATGTCCAACACTTTAACTTGGTTCAAGTCAGAAAGAAGACCTGTAGCGAAGTGAAGGTTAGAAACTTGAGCACAGATAGCTGTATTAGCAGCAAGACCATTAGCCAAGAATAATTGAACACCATCGAAGTACATGGCGTCAATAATTTGGTTTGTTCCTTTGTTGTCGAAACCATTAGCACCTACTCCTGAAGCAGCAAAACCACCCAAAGCACGTACATAAGCACGATAGATATTATTTGATACATAAATTCTCAAATCATCTTTACCATACAAACGAGCTGGAAGTGCGTCAACGATTTTACCAAGTTCTGTAATAACGTTAGCAGCAGTTACAGTAGTACCAGCAACTTCTTGTGCAGAAGGTAGTTCAGCATCTAAAGCAATTTGAGTAGAGATACCAGCGAACTGACCAGCAGTAGCATTAACACCCGTCCAAATTGTTGTTTCCATGTTTGCAGCAACTTGTTCTGCTACATAAGCAATAAGGTAATCAGAAAAAGATTTAGGCATTACATCGAATGCTCCGTAACCCATCTCCATAGATTGCCATGTAGAATGGAAATCTTTTTTACACAATTGTAGGTTCACTTGGAATTCTTCAGGGTTCAATACCTTCTCAGTAAGAGTTACTGTAGAAGTAGCTGTGAAATCACAAGTAGCATCTTTAACGACTCCGTCAGTAGCTACCTTTTGGATAACTTGCTTGTACTTTACGTTAGGGTGAATAGTGATTCCGCCTTTTTCCAAAGTTGGTGCAGACAAAAGCGCTGCTGCGATGTACTTACCGGCAAACTCGCCAGCATAAGTAGTAGTAATTGATGTTGTAGTTGGCATCTCTTTACGTTTTTTAGTTTATAAATTATTTATTAAGTTTTTCTAAGATTGAATCCATTGTAGTTCTTGAACGCTTGTTAGCGAATTTAAAACCTTCAATAGGATTTTGTTTTTCAGGATTGAAAGTAATAGGCTTCACTTCTTCAAGTTCAACCTTTTCAGTAGCTTCTTCAGTAGTAGTCTCTGTAACAGGATCAACTTTTGAAAACGTCTCAAGCTTAGCTTTCAATTCTTCGTTTTCTGCTTTCAAAGCTTCCATTTCAGCAAAGTAACTTTCCTTAATGATTGATTCAACAGTCTTTTTCGGATTGCTAACTTCAGGGGTAACCTCTGCTTCGACTGGTACTTCCGCTTCCGGTTGTTCCAATGGTGCTTCTTCTTCCTGTGCTGGTGCTTCTTTGATCTCTGCAATAATACCTTCAACAGCCACAGCAAGAATTCTTCCATCCTCAAGCTCGTATTCACCAACTGGTAAAGGAATTTTTTGCTCATCCTCTGTTACAATAACTACAGCC